ACTGCCATCTTCGCCAATGGCGCAATCACTGGCGGGCCGATGTTCCAGACAACCATAGTGCATTCAGCAAACGGCACGGAGCAGCGCAATGCTTCAAGCGGGATGCACGCCAGGCGCATATTCAGAGTAGATACGAGCACCATTACTGATGCAGTGCGCATCGAGGTTCTCAACTTCTTCATCAACAGACGTGGCCAGTCAGATTCGTTTCGGTTCAAGGATCCATTTGACTTCGAAGCGGTAGGTGAACCGATCGTCTCAGGGCAGCTCGTAAAGCGATACACGGCCGGGAGCGTCAGCTATGACCGGCCAATAGTGAAACCAATCAGCGGCACAGTCAGTTTTAGCGGCGGCGGAACGCTTGATTATGAGAGCGGAGTGATCAGTGGCGGTGCGGGTGGCACATGGTCTGGCGAGTTTGAGATTCAGGCACGCTTCACAGGTGACAGGTACACTGAGCGCAACTTCTTCGTGAACTGGCACGAAGTGCAGCTTGAAGTAGTCGAAACATTTGATTACGACATTCCAGGATCATCTGGAGCGAGCCTCGCATCTACGATCAGTTATGAGTTCCCGCTTCCCCTCGAGGTAGGCAGAAACCGATATGCGGATTATTCCACTTATGTTGTGCAGGGCGGTGGCTACTCAGAGGACAGGTTTGCGCAATACGCAGCGGGGCTGACCGGCTTTGAGGGGAATGTGCTCTGTCAGGACCGTGCTGACCTCGAGACGCTCATTAGTGCATTCCTCTGCGTGCGTGGCCGGCGCACCGCATTCCAGCGTGAATCGTTCAATGTTCGCTTTGATCGGGATGCACTCGTGATTGGCTATACCGGCAACGAGTCGTTTCAGTGCCCTATCGGGTTTGTAGGGATCAACTAGCCTATGCCTCGAAACATACCAGCAGCACTGGCATCGCACATAGCACTGGGAGGCACGAGCCTTTGTGAGCTGATCAAGGTGACGCCAACTGTGGGCAGCGTGCTGGCATTCACCAATCACATTCAGAACCTGACTGTGGATGGGCAGCTCTATCTGGCACGACCTGGCATGCGCGTGAGTGAGGTCAAGAGCGGGCTGAAGATGGAGATTGATACCAGCCAGGCGCAGGGGTTCTTCCATTCAGGCGTGATCACGCTTTCAGACATTCTCAAAGGCAAGTTCAGGGATGCCATATTTGAGCGGCGATTTGCCAACTATGATGCGCCATCTGATGGTGGCTATACGTACCAGTCCGGGCAGATCGGGCGTGTGGATATTGCTGACAACTCGTTCACAGTAGAGTTGCGCGGGCTCATTCAGAAGCTATCGCAACCAGTAGGGCGTGTTACCTCGAGGATGTGCGATGTGCAGCGTGTGGGTGATGCAAGGTGCAAGTTCAATCTCGCAACTACGCATTACATTGATGGTACGCCATTCACGCAGAACCTCACAGTGAGTTCGGTATTCAGTGCGAATGTCTTCGAAGTGGCATCAGGTTACAACGTTTCATATTCCGAGAGTTGGTTTGAAGGTGGGTATCTGACCTGGACCAGTGGAAACAACGCCGGCTATACGGCGGATATTGCCCGATCAATGATTCAATCACCGCCAACCACGCTTGAGTTCACATTAATGATGCAGCCAGGCGCAGACATAGCTCCAGGTGATACGTTTACCGCCACTGCCGGCTGTGATCGATTCGCAAGCACCTGTCAATTTAAGTTCCGCAATGCCTCGCAGCCCAATGGCAACTTAGTCAACTTTCGCGGCTATCCCGATCTCGCAGGCGCAATCATCTATAAGGCAGCAGATGGAATCATCGCATCCGGTGGATAGACAATTGATCGTCAGAACTGCGCGCAGCCTGCTGCGACCGCGGGTGATATTCCGTCCCTATGGGCGCGATCCCAAATATGGGATGGATTGCATTGGCGTCATTGACTGGGTCGGGAAAGAGTGCGGGCTGTTGCCTGCTGATCTAACGATTCCGCCTTATGCATACCCGCCACAGCGGGAGGCATTCAATCTGTTCAATGAACATATGGATCAGGTGATGCTGCCAGTGGAGGGTGCTGTGGTCGTCATTGCTGATAAGGATGGCGCACCTCGTCATACCGGCATTGTGGATTGGGCTGATGAGAAGTGGAAGTGCATTGGTATTGATGTACATGGTCAGCGGCCGTGGGTGACGATCATCCCGCTCGAGCTCGATATGGTCTGGCGATTCTATGACTTTAGACTGGCGCAGAGTTAGTCACATTCTGGCATTGCTTGTGCTGCTCACCGCAACGGTGGTGGCTGATCCTATTACTGCATTCTTAGCGGCTCATGCCATTTATTCGGCAATAATTATCTCTGGCCTCCTTTCCGGTGCGAGCTACTTACTGCAGCGCATCCTTGCCCCTAAACCCAAGCCAGGTGAAGCAGCCCGCCCCGATCTGCAATTGACCGCATCACGGGAGAGTGAGGGCATCCCTCGCATCTATGGCAGAGCGGCAGTGGGCGCTAAAGTGATCTGGCTCTCATCAGTCAGTGTGCGTTCAGTGTCACAGGGCAGCGGCAAGCGCAGTAGTCCGCCAACTACGGCTTATTCAGTCTCAATGGGTTTGCTGGTCTGCGAGAACCGGAATGGGTCGGTGCTGGGCGTCTCTCGTATCTATGCAAATGGCAATGTGCTCTATGATCGTGATCCGTCATCAATGACAGGTGCAAATCCTCCAATCGAGGGTGCAGTATTCGGGCCTTACAGGGCAGACCTGCTCTATGCGAAACGATTGCAAATCCTGCTGGGACAGGAGACACAGACAGAGCGCTGCGAGTGGTATGCCACGAGCGGCGATGATGACGACTATCCGGGCTATCGCGGATCGGTTGTTGTCTGGCTCGATGATGTTGATCTGACTCCTTCATATAATCAGATTGCGCAGTATCAGGTTGAAGTTGTCACTTCTGATCAGGTAGTTGCAGATATTGTTGCGGCTGAATGCGACTATGCAGGCGTGAGTGCCGCGCAGATCACAAATGGTGCGCCAGTTAATGGTGTCAATGGTTGGATCATATCCGGTCCAACACCGCCCAAGAGTACCCTGGAAGCATTGTCAATTGTTGCCCCTTTTGACTGTGCGGAAGTAGACGGCAAACTCAAATTCATCGCACAGCCGCAAGCCTCGAGCGCGACCGTTCCAGATGGTGAGCTGGGCGCAGTGTCATCCGGGCGTGAAGAACAGTCAGAGAAGGCGGTGAAGTTCGCACTATCCAGTGAGCAGAGTTTGACTGAGGTTGCGCAGCGCGTGGAAATCAGCTTTTTTGATCCGCTCTTTCAATATGAGGAAGCTACCGCCGGCTATGGTCTCCAATTCGGTTCAGGTGTGGCAGTTAAAGAAGTTTATTTGCCAATGGCGTCTGATCGCACGTACATGCGGAATGTCGCAAGTAGTCTCCTTGCACGTACGCGCATGGAAACGGATTCACTCAAAGTTGAGCTGCCACCCAAATACATCAAATATCATCCTGGCGATGTTCTGACGGTGCCTGCGCCCAATGGCCAGTTCCTTAATCTGCGCGTCACCGACATGGAATTTACGCCGGGCGATAAAGTGAAGATCGAAGGTGTGCGCCAGTTGCGGTCGGAAGGTCTCGGGCCACCACTCGATACAATCACACCGCCATATCCGGTCCCAGGCGAGGGCACCCCACTTCTGCCAATTGATAGCATCTTCATTCTTTCGAATGCGCCACCGCTCATAGATGATCACGATGGCTTTGACGGTATCTACTGGGCTGCTGGACCGCGCAATGTACCTCCGTCACCTCTGTACGGATGGACTGGCGCAACGCTGTTTCGAAACGCTTGTGGGAGTGACGAGGCCAACAAGCAGTACTATTCAGTGGCTCTCACGCGCACTGCAGCAGTGATTGGCAAGGCACGCACTGCGCTGGGCTCAGGCAGTGGTGTGGATGCTACCAATACCGTTGATGTTGACTTCCCATACGGCGCCGGCACCAACACTGTGCTTGGCATTCACAATGATGCTTTCGTGAAAACCACGCAGTCAAACTTGTGCATACTTGGCAAGGAAGTGCTGCAGTTCCGCGATGTGGCTGACGTGAGCGCATCCTATTCGCTTGCCCCTGGGCGCGTGTGGCGATTGTCGCAGTTGAAGCGTGGCTTGAGAGATACGAGCACAATGACCGGCACGCACGCTATCAATGAAGGATTTGTGCTCTGGAGTCCTGACAGCCTGATTCGCGTGCCACTGGATATTGTCGAACAGGACAATACCTGGAACTTCAAAGCACTGACGCTTCAGCAGCAGGAAACGGATGCTGATCCAATCGCCTTTACAGTAGATGCTGATGCGGGTGCTATGACTCTCTGGGATACTCCATAAATGGGCAAGCGCATCAAATCCACTGGCTTCATCCTTGACGCATCATCCACTGGAAGTGCGCCTGTCAGCCCGGCTGGTACGGTGGCGCTCCGTGCCAAGTCTGATGTCACGCAGTTTCAATACAGCGCCAATGGCGGCGCCTGGACTGACTTTGGTGGCGGCGGTGGTGCAGGCGGGACCGTCACAGGGAAGTGGCTCTGGTCAAATGCTACGACCGGAGCGCCGGCCACAGGGGTCGTGGCTATCAATAATGCAGACCCCAGCGCAGCCACTGAGATCAGGATTCATGAAACATCGAATGATGCCACAGCCTTTGCCACCAGTTTTGATTCAGTCATACCGGGCAGCGACATCTATGTGCAGGACTTCGATGATGCCACGAGGTGGGTTAGATACACGGTCACTGCGCCGGCCACCGATCATGGCGACTATCGGCACTGGCCAGTCGCGCTCGATAGTTATGGCGGGGTGAATCTCAACAATGGCGAAGTAGTCAACATCCTCTTTATCACGACGGGCTCAGGGTCCATTCCCCGACTGGATCAGGTGCTAAACCCGATGGCCACCAAAGTCTTTTCAATGGGTGGCTATCACCTGGCATTCAATGGCGGGAATGTGGGGCTCGGCGTGAGCTCCCCTTCAGTGCAACTGCACGTGGCGGGGGCAATGCATGATGAACAGACCACCGGGCAGGTATTCACCATTGCAAAGACTCACGATACCGAAACACCGCAGCTCGACTTTAAGCGAACACATGCCACTGGCTTATATCTGGATCACGGCGATGTTGCCGGCCGGATCATGTTCTATGGATACTTCAGCCCTGCCTTTAAGCAGTTGGGTTATATCCACTCAACTTTTGACGATGATCTATATGGGCCTGCCGGCACTATGACAGTGGGCGTGGGTGACTTTGGCAACGCACGCATTGATATGCTCCAGACAGATGGAGGCATTGGCGGTGTCAGCATCTTTGGTGGAGCCACCACCCCCTACTTTCAGGTGCAGACAGGCGGATTCATATTCAGCCACGGCACTACTGGCTC